GCGATGAGATGATCCAGTTCTGCAAAGATATCGGGATGCCGTTGCTACCTTGGCAAGAATTATTGGCTAGAGACTGCCTTCGATATAAACCAGATAACAGGTGGGCGCATCCACTAATTGGAATCATGCTTCCACGTCAACAGGGTAAATCTACCTTCATGGCGCTTCGCATCTTATTCGGGATCTATGTTCTGGGCGAAAAGATGCACCTGGCTACAGCTCATAAGTTAACTACCTCATCAGAAATCTTCTTTAAGGTCTCAGAGATTATCGAAAACTCCCAAGTCCTGCTCGATAACTTTGCAAAGAAGTACGAATCTAAAGGATCGCAGGAGATTAGGTTTAAGAATAAAGCCCGCTACCTAATCAGAGCCGGTAACTCAGCTGCTCGAGGTATTGCCGCACCGGACGTAATCCATATTGACGAATTGCGTGAGTTCGATACAGAAGACGTCTGGTCATCGATGCGATTTACCCAGATGAGTAATCCCAACCCGCAGGCCTATGTCTATTCCAACGCGGGACACGCCAACTCGGTTCTATTGCATAAGTTTCGAGAACGAGGCCTTGCAGCTAGTGAAGGTGCCGACGATTCTATTGGCTGGTTCGAATGGAGCGCCGAGCCGGGCGCCGAGATAACGGATAAAGAAGCCTGGTACCAAAGTAATCCGAGCCTTGGTCACACAGTCCACGAGGACAATATTAAGGACAGCCTTTCGGATCGTGAAGATATCTTTCGGACAGAAATCCTTTGCCAGTTTGTTTCAATGATTAACCCAGTCATCTCAGAAGCCGAATGGAAGAAGTGCAAGGTCGATGACCTGCCTCAACTCAACGTAGAAGTCGATACTTGGATGGCTATCGATTTAAGCCCGGACAGAAAGCATGGGTCGCTCGTTGCAGGCCAGCGCATCGATGGCGATAGGTTTATGGTCAGCCTTCTGCATACTTGGTTTAACCCAGTCAACCTTGACGACAAAGAAATGGCTAACGATATTGCTTACTGGGTTCGCAAGTTCCCAGTTAATGCCGTCGCCTATAGCAAGTCCACAGCCTCAGCAGTTGCAGCGCGTCTAGCGCCAGCCGGAATTCCGATTCATGAAATTACAGGTCAGGAATATCAACAGAGCTGCGATGAATTCGTCTCAGCGGTGTCTAGCCTTCGCCTTGCTCATTCGGATCAAGAGGAATTAACAAAGCAGGTTCTCAGCGCCGTTAAATTAACTCGAGGCGATGGCGGTTGGGTCATGGGTCGTAAAGCTTCTGGAATTGTCTGCGGTGCAGTTGCGTCAGCGATGGTCACTCACTTTGCGACACGCGCTGAATCAGAGGTTGACATTCAGATAGGGTAATGTCTAGGCAATAGCGTATAATATGTCCAATGGGAATCCGGGACATCTTTACATCATCTAAGCCAGCAGTCGAGATTACAGTCGACGCCGCTTCAGCTCCAGCGCCTTTTAATAACACAGCTTCTTTTAATCCTTTTGTATTTACCCAGTCAGTAGCTTCTCGTCAGCAAGCGATGGCGGTGCCAACAATCGCTCGCGCCAGAAATATTATCTGCTCAACTCTTGCAGCTCTGCCTTTAGAGCAATACTCAAAGGTCGATGGATCACACATGGGAACTCCTGGAGTAATTAACCAGCCAGACCCACGCGTTCCTGGCTCTGCTATTTATGCATGGCTCGCAGAAGACCTTTTGTTTCATGGGGTTGGGTATGGTCAGGTTTTAGAGCAGTATGGCGACACAGGTCGCGTCCGCGCATGGACTCGGGTTTCTCCTGATCGCGTAACTGTAAAGTTAAACCATAACGAAACCGAAATCGTTGGCTACCAAGTCGATGGTTCAGTAGTTCCAAATCAAGGTGTTGGTTCTCTTGTGGTTTTCTACGGCCTTGATGAAGGTCTGCTAAATCGCGCAGGCCGCACTATTCGCGCAGCTCACGCATTAGAGCAAGCCGCTGAAACTTTTGCCAAGGAGCCAGTCCCGCTACAAGTTCTGAAGTCCAATGGCACAAATCTTCCAGCAGAGCGCATTTCTAAACTTCTCGAGTCATGGAGAACTGCTCGACTAACAAAGTCAACAGCGTTTTTAAATGCTGATGTTGAATTGCAGGCGTTGGGCATCGATCCAGCCAAATTACAGCTGAACGAGGCTCGTCAGTACGTCGCGTTGGAATTGGCTCGCGCCTGCAACCTTCCTGCTTACTTTGTCAGCGCTGAAGCATCGAGCATGACCTATAGCAACAGCGTTTCTGAACGCCGTTCGCTTATCGACTTCTCGATGAAGCCAATCCTTGCTGCTATTGAACAGCGTTTATCTATGCCGGACTTCTGCCCTTCAACTGGCGAGATTCGTTTCTCATTGGATGAGTTCCTGCGATCAGATGCGCTACAGCGCGCTCAAGTATATGAAATTCTTAATCGCATCGGTGCTATGAGCGTCGAGCAGATTAAAGAAGAAGAAGACCTTATCGATAACAAGGAGACCCGATGAAGATAACTATGCCATACGCCATTACAGCGGCGGATGCAGAATCTCGCATCATCGCAGGACGCATCGTGACCTGGAACGCTGAAGGCAATACATCAGCAGGCCGCACTATGTTTAAGTCTGATTCAATTACCATGGCAAAGAACATCAAGCTAGTTCTTCAGCATGACGTAACTCGACCACTTGGAAAAATGGTTTCATTCTCAGAAGATGCAGAAGGCATCACAGCAGAATTTAAGATTGCAAAGACAACAGCCGGCAACGATGCACTCGAGGAAGCCGCTACTGGCCTTCGCTCAGATTTCAGCGTTGGCGTAGACGTTGAAGATTGGGATAACAAGGATGGCGTTATGGCTATCAGTTCATCCAAACTCATCGAGGTCAGCCTGGTCACAGATGGCGCCATTCCCGGCGCTGAGGTCGCGAAAGTAGCGGCAGTAGAAAACGAAGTTTCTGAGACAACTCAGGAAGAAACACAATCAACCAATGAAGGAGAACAAGTGTCAGACACTACCGTTCCAGAAGTTGCTCCTGCCGCAGAAACGGTAGAGGCTGCAAAGGTTGAAGTTAAGGCTGCAACAGCACCTTACATTTCAACTACAGTTCGTAATCCAATCGTTGATAAGGCTTCTTATCTCGAGCACTCAGTCCGCGCCTCACTTGGCAACGACACATCAAAGATGTATGTCGCAGCAGCGGCAGATCTTACAGATAACGCAGGCTTGGTACCTACACGCCAGCTAACAGAAGTTATCAATGGCATCTCAAACGCAGATCGTCCATTCATTGACTCAATCTCATCAGGTGCATTGCCAGATGCAGGTATGACTTTCGAAATCCCTAAAATCACAGTTGCTCCAACAGTTGCAGTTGCATCTGAAGGCGGAACACCATCAGAGACAGACCAGAACGCAGCGTTTGTTACTGTCAACGTCCAGAAGTTCATCGGGCAACAGACCTTTTCACTCGAACTCCTGGATCGCAGTTCGCCGGCGTTCTTCGCAGAGCTCGTTCGTCAAATGGAGTTCGCGTATGCTAAGGCCACAGACACAGCAGTCGGAACCGCACTAATCAACGGCGGAACAGACGGCGGAAACCGCGCAGCAATTACAACAGGCGCACTTGCAGCTGATTTCGTTTCAGATGCAGCAGTTTCTATTTACAAGGGAACCCTTGGCTTTGCAGAGAACATCGTAGTTTCTCCAGAACAATGGGGCGCTTTGATGGGCTTGGTAGATTCTTCGAATCGTCCAATCTTCCAGCAAACAATCAACCCACAGAACGCAGGCGGAACACTTACTGCAACAGCAGTTCGCGGAAACCTTCTTGGTCTCAACCTTCGCGTTTCTCGTGCTTTGACAGACGGCTCAGGACTTGGCGATAACACCATGATCGTGGTTAACCCACAGGCTTACACATGGTACGAAAGCCCACGTCTTTCACTCCAGACAAACCTCATCTCAACAGGTCAGGTTCAGGTCGGTTACTACGGCTACGGCGCAGTTGCTACAAAGCTTGGCGCAGGCGCTTACCGATTCATGGTTGCATAACCAAACACTAATCATGGGGGAGCTGCTGCTCCCGGTGGCTCCCCCAGTCGTTTAATAGAGAGGATGTAGAGATGGCTTCAATAGTTACAGTTGCAGAACTAAGGTCTATTCTTGGTGTCTCTACGTCCCTCTATAATGACGCATATTTAACAGACGTGATAGATACGGCTGAAGCGGTAATTTTGCCTATGCTGGTTAAGTACGCATCACCAATCGCATCAGTAGAGCTTGAAAGCAATATCGCGACATATCGCGTACTCGGTGACAATAACTTTTCAGAGGGTCAGAGCGTAGTCATTACAGGATGCGGCTCCCCATTTAACGGAACTTTTACAATCCTAGAATCTAGCAATATCAATGCAGAAGGATTTGTAGTTAGATCAGATTCTCGCATTTTCGTAGATGCAATTTATTCAGAATTTACAGGCTATTTCACAGTAGCCATTACCAACGCAGATATCATTCAGCGCAAGGTAATTCCATCAGGACTAGCCACATTATCCGGCGCTTCTACTTATGTAGGAAACAGCGCAGTAGAGTCAGCAGTCCTAGCCGTATCAGTAGAAGTATTTCAATCCCGCATCGCTCCAGGTGGACAGATCGAGGGAATCGACTTTACCCAAGTAAGCCCTTACCGCTTAGGCCGTAGCTTGTTCAATCGAGTGTCAGGACTTCTCGGAGCGTTTATCGACACCGATTCAATGGTGCAATAATGCCAGCTTCTACAATCCTTGACACAGTTCGTCAACCATTAGCTACAGCCTTTGCAGGCGTAGCAGGCAACGTCTATGCCTACGTCCCAGAGGCGCCAATGGTGCCATTCGTCGTGACAGTCCCCGATTCTCCTTATCTGGAGATGGAAACTATCAACGGCTCAACGCTGCACATTAAAGTCAATCTTGTCATCTCAGTAGCAGTTGCATATAACAGCAACCCTGCATCGCTCGACAATCTCGAGCAGCTCGTCATAAGTGTTCTGAAGGTAATCCCAGTTGGGTACATCGTCGGAGCGGTTGAAAAACCAACGGTAACTCAAGTTGGCCCTTCCAATGTTTTGGTGGCTGATATCAGAGTTTCTACCTACTATACACAAACAAACTAAAGGATAAATAATGGCAACCACAGTAATCACAGGTCGCGATATTTCTCTATCTTTCACAGGTGGAACAGATATCGAGGCACAGGCAACCAACGCAGTATTGACAAAGGTTCTAGATCGTCAAACCTATCAGACACTCGATGGCGAGGCTTACAAGACCACCAACGTAACAGCAACATTCCAACTCGACATGCTTGCAGACTGGGGCAAGGCCAACTCAGTATGCGAAGCACTCTGGACGGCTTGCGATTCAGCACCAGACACAGATATCACCATCAGCCTTACAGCTGCTACAGGTGCAGTCTTCTCATTCCCTATTAAGCCTTCTTACCCAACAGTCGGCGGGTCAGGCATGGATGCACAGACAGTCTCCTATACTTTCCTCGTGTCAAACGGCGCGGTCACAGAGACCTTTAGCTAAAAAATAGAAACGGGAGCAAACAATGCAACAGCAAATAACAATTAAATATATAGATGGATCGGAAACCACTTACATGGTTCGTCCTCCAGATTACGCCCGCTGGGAAATGACAACTAAAAAGGTTATCTCCCAGTTCGGCGGAATGTGGGACATTCTTTATGTCGCTCACAGCGCCATGAAGCGTGATGCAGGCGGAAAGCCAACCAAGACATTAGAGGTCTGGATGGAATCAGTCGCAGACGTCGAAGTAGGTGAAGGAGACCCAAAAGCCATCCAAGAGGAAGCGTAAGCCGACTCTTGGTGGAACTGGCAATAGCCACACATATCCCTATGGATCAATGGCAAACTGCCGAAGACATTCTTACAGCTGTAGAGATATTGGAGCAGAGAAATGGCAAGTGAACTCGTAGCACTTGACCAGACAGAACTGCGTCAGGTATTCAAGGCGCTTAAGAATATGGGTGAAGAAGCCAACGATGAGGCCAAGCGTCAGTCAGGCGCTTTGGCTGAATTCGCTAGAGCAGAAGTTATTCAGAAGGCAAGGTCGCTACAAAGTAGCAAAGTTGCCGGACGTATCGCAGATGGTTCTAGGGTTAAGAAGTCCAGCCGCATTGGTGAGATTACTTATGGCTTTGCTTCTCAGAAGTTCTCAGGTGGAGCAACCACAAGAGATATCTGGGGCGGTTCAGAATTCGGATCGAACAAGTTTAAGCAGTTCCCGGTGTGGTCAGGCCGTCAAGGTCGAGGCTCTAAGGGTTGGTTTATCTATCCAACGCTTCGCAGGATTCAACCTGAGATAGTTGCTAGATGGACTGAATCATTTACCAAGGTATTGAAGGAGTGGGGCTAATGGCAACAGGTACAAGAGCGTTAACGCTTAAGCTCCTTGCTGATGTTGATAACTTCACTAAGAATCTTAAGACAGCCGATAAAGATGTTTCTACCTTTGGCGATAAGGTCTCAGACTTTGGCAAGAAGGCTGGGCTAGCCTTTGCAGCCGCAGGAGCAGCAGCCGTAGCCTATGCAGGCAAGTTAGCCATCGATGGCGTTAAATCAGCCATAGAAGATGCCGCAGCGCAGACCAAGTTAGCCCTTACTCTTAAGAACGTCACAGGCGCTACAGAAGCCCAGATATCAGCCACAGAAGATTACATAACCAAGACCTCACTAGCTGTAGGCATTACCGATGATGAACTGCGTCCATCCCTAGAACGCTTTGCTCGAGCTACTGGAGACTTAACCAAGGCTCAGAAGCTACAGGCAGTAGCCATCGATGTTGCAGCAGGATCGGGTAAATCTCTTGAGACTGTAACCAATGCTATGGCGAAGGCAGCAGAAGGCCAAACAGCATCGCTCGCTAAGTTGGGTATCGGATTAACAGCCGCTCAACTTAAGACTATGGACATGGATTCCATTACTGCCAAGTTAGCGGATACTTTCGAAAACCAGGCATCAGCCAAGGCAGATACATTCCAAGGCAAGTTGACTAGGTTGCAGATAGCCTTTGATGAAGGCAAGGAAACAGTAGGCGCATTTATCCTTACCGCCATTACCCCGCTAGTTGAACTAATCGTAAATCGAGTGGTTCCTGCCATTGAAGCATTTACCAGCAACATTGGCGATAAGTTAAGCCCAGTTCTCAAAGTTATTCAGCCAATCCTAGATGGTTTACGCAGCGCATTTAATTCTGTAAGAAACTCACTAGCGGCAAACAATGATGAATTACAGCCTTTCTATAACCTCATGCGAAACATCGGCAACTTTGCTAAGAATACTTTGGCTCCCATTTTAGGCGAAGTCCTAGGCGGAGCATTTACAGTTCTAGGCAAGATTGTCGCTGGTCTTATTAGCACCTTTGCATCATTCGTTGACAAGATAACCAAGATTTACAACACCATTAAAGGCATCATCGATGCCATCAAGAGCGCAGGTAGCGCGGTAGGCAATTTCTTCAGCGGAGCATCAGCATCCGGCGGAGCCTCGTTCTCAAACGCTTCTTTCGCCACTTCATCGAGCAGTTCAGTCCCAGCGCTTTCAGCTGAGATTATGGATTCAGATGCTCGCTTGAGAGCCTTTTCTCAAGGTAGAACCACCAGCATTACAGTCAACGGAGCCATCGATCCTGAATCCACAGCCCGCCAGATAGTTGGACTTCTTAACGATTCGTCAGCTCGAGGAACTTTGGGCGGCGCTGGAATCTACGCATGACCGCATATACACCGATCTATAAGGTTCTAGTAAATGCCGTTGAATTAACTGATGTAACCCTGGCTAACCTTACGATTACTAGCGGGCGCACAGACATTAACAGCCAGCCGATTGCTGGGTATTGCCAAGTTCAATTATTGAATGTCAATAACACAGCCTACGATTTTACTGTAGGCACAAGCATCACCATCGAAGTAACAGATAGCGTAGGAACATTCAAGCCTATCTTTGGCGGCACTATTTCAGATTTCACAACAGCGGTTAACCGCTCAGGAAACCTTGAATTTACAACCATAATTAACATTACGGCTCTTGGGGCTTTGGCTAAACTAACCAAGATAATTGATGCTGGAATTCTGGCGCAGGATCAAGATGGCGACCAAATCTATAGTTTGCTGGATGGGTACTTGCTAGGTGAATGGCTAGATGTGCCAGCCGCGCAAACATGGGCTACTTATGATTCTACAGAGACTTGGGCTAATGCCCTAAATCTAGGCTTAGGTGAAATTGACCGACCAGGCGATTTCCTTATGATTGCTCGATCCAGTAACGAAACCGATCTTTACAGCCTATGTGCTGCTATTGCCACTAGCGCCTTGGGGCTCCTATATGAAGATTCCAACGGCAACATAGGCTATGCGGACAGCACCCATAGACAGGATTACTTGGCAGCTAATGGTTACACCACCTTGGACGCAAACCACGCGAATGGCGTTGGCCTTGCCGTCAGCACGAGAGCAGGCGACTTGCGCAATAAGTTCGCCATTACTTACGGCAATAACGGCAATAGCGTTTACACAGCTGAAGATGCTCAAAGTATTATTGACTATGGCACTTATGGCGAGGCTTTTCTATCTAGCATCAAGGATACAGCCGATGCTGAGTTATACGCAGACCGAGTTATAGCCCTACGATCACAGCCGTACCCAAGATTCCAAAGCATTACGTTTGAGCTTGGTAATCCAGAGATAGACGATTCAGACCGAGATGCCTTAATCAATGTATTTACAGGATTGCCAATCTGGATTCAGAACTTGCCTCCCAACATAGCCGAAGGCTCATTCGAGGGATATGTCGAAGGTTGGACATTCAGGGCAAGCCTAAACAATTTGACCATTACGCTCAATGCGTCTCCGGTCAATTTCAGCCAAGTTGCTGTAAAATGGGAGTCTGTAAACCCAGCAGAAGCTTGGAACACCCTAAGTCCTACCCTGACTTGGCTTAACGCGATTGGAGCGGTGGCATAATGCCAACAACAACACCCAACTTTGGCTGGTCGGTACCTGTATCGACTGACCTTGTGAAAGATGGCGCCACAGCCATTGAACTATTAGGCGATAGCATCGATGCTTCGCTAGTTGATCTCAAAGGCGGCACTACTGGACAGGTGCTAGCCAAGGCATCCGGCACAGACATGGACTTTTCATGGGTCGCTCAAGATGACTCAAACGCTATTCAAAACGCTATTGTCGATGCTAAAGGTGACCTTATTTCCGCCACAGCTGCGGATACACCGGCGCGTTTAGCAGTCGGCACAAACGGACAAATCCTTACAGCAGATTCAACAACTGCGACTGGCTTAAAGTGGGCAACAGCGGCGACCGCAAGTAGCGGATTAACATTTATTACACGTTCCACAATATCTAACGTTGCTTCGGCTGACCTTGACAACATTTTCACAAGCACTTATGAAACTTACAAAATTGTGATTGAAACTGCTTATGGAGCAAACACAAGTGATGATTTAGCCGTTCAGCTGCGCTATGCTGGCCCTGCCACTCAATCAGCAGATTATTATGGAAGGGTTGCCAATCTTAACGCTGGGTATAGCAACAACGCCATTGATGCTGCTACTTCTGCAATTTTAATTAGCAACATTCGCAATTCAGCCGATCAAGCATCCAACGCTACTTTTGTTATTAATAACGTTGGCAACGGAAGCAGAAACCCAATGGGTTATACAATTGGTTGGTCTGCAAATGACTTAGGGCCAAACGTTTCCAGTTTTTATCAAGCAACAGCTCGCGTTTACACAGGTCTCAGATTTTTAACTTCAGCAGGAAACTTAACAGCAAACATCTCCGTCTATGGATTGGCGAAATCATAATGGCAAACGATAATATTTACATACTAAATGCAGAATCTGGTGAGGAAATTGTCCGCGCGATGACTGATGAAGAGCAGGCAGCAAGAGATGCAGAAGTAGCGGCCGCAGCGCTTGCAAGGGCAGAAAAAGAAGCTGCTAAGCAAGCACTTGAAGCGAAGAAGCTCGAAGTTTTGGAGAAGCTAGGACTCACCGCAGAAGAAGC